TACAAGTTTTATATCAGAATTTAATGGTACTGGTTCCCAAGGCACACCTAAGTATTATGCTAATTATGATGATTTTAATATTATTGTAGCTCCTACACCTGCGGCGGCTGACACAATTCAAATAAATTATATTAAAAGTCCACCAAATTTCACATCTACAAATAATACGTTCATATCTACTTACCAAGAATCTATGCTACTACATGGTGTTCTAACTGAGGCATTTAGATTTTTAAAAGGCCCTATGGATATGTACAATCTGTATGAAAAGAAGTACAATGAAGAAATACAAAATTTTGCTCTACAACAAATGGGCAGAAGAAGACGTGCAGAGTATGATGATGGAGTTCCAAGAATAAAAATTCCAAGTCCTACTCCAAACACAACTTATTAAAAGGGAGGCCATTATGGCAATAACAACAAACGCAATTTGTGATTCTTTTAAAAAAGAATTACTACAAGGTAAACATGACTTTGATACATCATCTGATACTTATAAATTAGCGATGTTCACAAGTTCTGCGACTCTTGGTAAATCAACAACAAATTACGCAACTGCAAATGAAGTTTCATCACCATCAGGATATACTGCGGGTGGTAAAGCATTAGTAAATCAAGGTGTAAAAGTCTCATCATCAGTAGCAATAACTGATTTTGCTGATTTATCTTTTGTAGGTGTTACATTAACTGCAAGAGGTGCATTGATTTACAATACAACAACAGATGGTGGTTCAGGTACAACTGATGCTGTTGCTGTATTAGATTTTGGTGGAGATAAAACCGCAACTGCAGGAACATTTACAATTCAGTTCCCTGCGTTCACAACCTCTGCTGCAATCTTAAGACTTGCATAAGGAATATAATGAATGTCAAATACATGGGGTGCACTTAATTGGGGAGAGGGCTCTTGGGGAACTGGGGGCGATCAAACTTTTGCTGTAACAGGTATAAGTGCATCCTTTAGTATTGGCTCACAATCAGTAACTGGCGAAATAAACTCAGGATGGGGTCGTCAAGAATGGGGCAACTCAGCTTGGGGAGAGGCTTTTTCAGTATCAGCTACAGGACAATCAATTACATCAACTGTTGGATCTACAACAGCTTTTACAGATTTTACTGCGGTAGTCAGTGGTATTCAATCTAGTTTTAGTATTGCTAATATTGCCATACAAATTGATGGAAACATATTTGTTACTGCTGCTGAAGATCAACTAGATTTTACAATTGGTAGTGTAACCACTACTGCAAATGCTAATGTATCTGTTACAGGAATTTCATTAACAGGTAGTATAGGTCAAGTAGTTCCTGAGCCTAAATTTATTGAAGTAGTTACTGGAAATCAAGCAAGTTTTAGTTTAGGCACAATTACCCTTATCCAATCGACAAATGAATCTGTAAGTGGTCAAAGTATAACTACTAGTATTGGAGACGAAAGTCAGGCATCAATATATTCTGTAACAGGATCGACAATGACAGGTTCTATTGGCTCTGTTACAGTAACTGGGGTGGCTAATATTGATGTATCAGGCATACAAATGACTGCATCAATAGGAAGTCCAAGAATTACTAGTTGGCAAGAAGTTGATCTTGGTGTATCAAATACTTGGACAGAGGTTGATTTGGCGGCTTAATTTTGTTAATATTTAAACTATAGGAGAAATTTTTATGGCATCAACTTATTCAAGTGATCTTAAATTAGAACTCATGGCCACTGGTGAAAATGCCGGTACATGGGGAGATAAAACAAACACAAATTTAAATTTAGTACAACAAGCAATAGCAGGTTTCGAACAAGTAACACTATCATCTGGAGGCACAACTGCTTTAGTTATGTCCGATGGTGCATTATCAAATGCTAGAAATCTAGTAATTAAATTTGCTACTATAACTGCAGCAGCCTCTACTGTTTGTACAATACCTGATTCAATAGAAAAATTTTATATTTTTGATGTTACTGGAGTAACAAACCCAACAAATCTTACAATTAAAACTGCATCAGGAACTGGATTTACTCCAGACGCACAAAAAATTTATGCAGCATATTCTGATGGAACAAA